CCTCCAGGTCGGCCGCGGCAACGGAAAAACGACGCTCATGGCCGGGCTCTGCCTGTACGACCTCTGCTCCGGAAGCGGGCGCCGCGCGCACGTGATCGCGAACCGCATCGAGCAGGCTGAGATCCTGCTCGACACGGCGAAGACGATGGCCCGCGGGCTTCTCGATGACGCCGTCCTGGTTCGCCAGTACACGATCATCCGGCCCGAGCACGACTGCGTGCTCTCGGCATTGCCGGCGCGCGAGTCGAGCCTGGACGGCCTCACGCCGTCGCTCTGGATCGCAGACGAGGCCGCCGAGTACAAGGGGCGTTTCCTCACGAAGCTCACGTCAGCGATGGCGAAGCGGCGCGAGGCGCTGGGCGTCATCATCTCTACGCCGAGCGACAACCCGGACAACATCTACGGCGAGAAGCTCCTGCACGCCCAGGAGGTGCTCAAGGGCACCGCCCAGGACGATGCGACGGTGGCGATGCTGTACGGGATCGATGACGAGGACACGATCGATGACCAGGCGCTCTGGGCAAAAGCGAACCCGAACATGGAGCACGGGCAGCCGGCGCTCGAGAACCTCGTGGAGCAGTTCCGCACGAACCGCACGACGCCGATGGGGCGCGTGGAGTTCACGCGCTACCACTGTTGCCGGATGACGGAGAACGCCGGCGGGTGGCTCGACATGGAGCTCTACCCGCACGACGCCGAGATGGAGTACGCCGACCTCGCCGGCCGCCCCGCGTGGCTCGGCGTCGACCTCTCGAAGAGTTTCGACCTCAGCGCCGTCGTGGCCGCGGTCCCGCTCGAGGACGGGCGGGTGTTCCTCAAGGGGTGGTACTGGTGGCCAGACGCGAACGCGAAGCAGCGAGAGCTCGACTACAGGCTCCCGGTCAGGAACTGGGCCATGCAGGGCAAGCTCGAGCTGGTGCCCGGCCGGCAGGTCGACTACGAGACGATCCGCGCGAAGCTCAAGGAAATCGCATCGTTTCTCGACGTGCAGGAGATCGCGTACGACCAGTGGGGATCGAAGATGTTCGCCGAGCTCTGCGTGAACGATGGCCTTCCGCTCAGGCTGTACTCGCAGGGGATCAGCACGATGGGCCCGGGCTGCGCGCTCTTCATGCAGTACTGGCTCGCCCAGAGGATCGCGGTCCGCGCGGATCCGGTGTTCCGCAACGCGTGCCGCACGGCGGTGGCGGTGCGCGACTCGAACGGCAACGTGAAGGTCGACAAGCGCAAGCCCGACCAGGTGATCGACCCGTTGGTGGCTGCGATCATGGCGCTCCATTGCTGGGGCGGCGAGACGCGCAGCGTGTACGACGAACCGTGACCTAGAGCCAGTGCCCGACGCGCGAGGGCGCGACGATTCGGGCGTGCTGCGAAACCTTCTCAGCCGATGGCTCGTCGGGCCGTGGGCGTCGACCATCCTCGAGGATGCGCCGCGCGCGGTGCCCTACGTCACGGCGTCGAACGCGCTGCGCTACACGCCCGTGTACCGCGCGGTCACGCTGATCGCCGGCGACCTCGCCCGGCTCGACGTCGAGATCTCCTCGCCCGGCGCGGCGTCGCTCTTCGCGTCGCCGAGCACGATCATGAACGCATTCGACCTGCGTCGCGCGATGACGATGCAGGTTCTCCTCTACGGCAACGCGTTCGCGGCCATCAACCGCACGCGCGGCGGCGAGCTCCTCGAGCTCATCATGCTCGACCCCGACTCGGTGCAGCTCGACGTGACGCAGCCTCGTCCGTTCTACAAGACCCGCCAGTACGGCGACCTCGAGCTCGAGCAGGTCTTCCACCTGCGGGCGCCGAGCATAAGCGGCATCTGGGGACAGTCGCCGATCGACCTGTGCCGCACGTCGCTCCAGATCCTCGCGGCGCAGGAGGAGATGGCGCTCAAGGCGTACCAGAACGCCGGCAACCCGAAGATCGCGCTGATCCACCCGATGAAGATCTCGCCCGAGGGGATGCAGCGGATCGAGCGCGACTACGTCGAGCGCCACTCGGGAAGCGTGAACGCCGGCCGCCCGCTGGTCCTCGCCGAGGGCATGAAGGTCGAGCGCATCTCGAGCACGATCGACGACACGGGCCTCGAGAACGCTCGCAAGTACTCGGTCGGCGACGTGTCGCGAATCTACGGCGTGCCCGCGTCGTACCTCTCCGAGGACGTCGGAAGCTCGTACGGCACGATGGAATGGCTCTCGCGGATGTACGTGCAGGCGCTCGAGCCCTGGTGCGCGGCATGGTCGGCCGAGATCGTCTCGAAGCTCGGCGGCGCCGGCACGACGGTGGTCTGGGACACGGACGATCTCGTCCGACCCGGCATGGCAGAGACGATGGCCGCGCTCCGCACCGCCGTCGAGGCGGGATTCATGACCCGCAACGAGGCCCGCGACGAGCTCGACATGGCGCCTCTCGCCGGCCTGGACGAACCGATACAGGCGCTCAACATGGGGACCGGCGGCGGCACGACCAACGCCGGCACCGACACGAGCGCGCAGGAGGGCACTCCGAATGATTTCTAGGCGCGACTTCACGGCGTCCGAGCAGACGATGGACGGCCGCACGCTCGCCGGGTACGCAGCCGTCTACGGCCAGAACTCGCGCGAGATCGTGGAGAACGGCCGCACGTTCGTGGAGCGCATCGCGCCCGGCGCGTTCAACGAGACGCTCTCGAGCGGAGCGGACGTCAAGCTCTTCTACAACCACGACGCGTCGATGCCGCTGGCGCGCACGAAGTCGGGCACGCTCACGCTCAAGAGCGACCGCAACGGCCTCGCGTTCACCGCGTCGCTCCCGGAGACCACGCTCGGCAACGACGTGCGCGCGCTCATCGAGCGCGGCGACCTCACCGGCGAGATGAGCTTCGGGTTCTACGTGGCCGAGGACAGCTGGAACAAGAACCGCACCGAGCGCCTCGTGAAGCGCGCGCAGCTGATCGAGATCAGCATCGTCCAGGACGCGGCTTACCCCCAAACGAGTTCGAGCCTGCGGAGCGTTTCCGCGGCTTACCGCAACGCCGCGTTCCTGCGGCTCGCACTTCATTTCCGAAGGATGACCGACAATGTCCGATGAGCTCAACGAGCTGAACCAGATCACGCACCAGTACCGCAAGAGTCTCGACGCGTTCGAGCGCCGCACGGGCCTCGCTCCCCAGATGGTCGACACGCGCGGCGCCGGCGAGGAGCGCGAGAAGTTCGCGAAGATGGACGCCGACCTGACCGCGATCGAGCTGATCGCCCAGAACAAGGCGCTCGAGGCGCGCCTCGCCAAGCTCGAGGCCGAGCCGACGCTCGACTCGCGCGCCGCCCGCCCGCGCACCTCCGGCAACCCGTCCGACCCGAGCTCGCCCGAGTTCGCTGCGCGCTGGCTCAAGTCGCTCGCGACCGGCGACGCGATCGAGTTCCGCGCTCTCAGCCTGGGCTCGACCAACGCCGCGATCCCGACGGACCTCGAGCGCCGCATCGTGGAGAAGAAGCAGCAGGTGGGCGTGATCCGCGGCATCTCGACCGTGACCCGCATCAACTCGAACCGCAACCTCGCGGTCGAGAACGCGCTGCCGACCTCGGCGTGGATCGCTGAGGAAGCAGGCCAGACCGCGAGCGATCCGAGCTTCAGCACGCAGGTGCAGGTGCGTCCGCGCACGCTCCGGTGCTCCACGATCCTCTCGCAGCAGTTCATCGAGGACGCGATCGGAAGCGGCGACATCGGGACCGGCATGGACTACGTCGCCCGCAAGATGGCGATCTCGATGGCGCTGAAGGAAGAGGAAGGGTTCACGCTCGGCAACCCGGGCGCGACCGTCCCCGAGCCGGACGGCCTGTGCCGCAACGGCGGCACCGTCAATCAGGGCATCGACCTCGGCTCCGGCGCGGCGCTGACCACGACCACGTTCGACCAGGTGATCGACGCGGCGCACACCGTCGCTCCCGAGTACCGCTCCGGCGCCCAGGTCTCGTGGCTCATCTCCGATTCGTTCCTGCGGCACATCCGCAAGCTCCGCAGCGGAACGAGCGCCACCGACTACCTGTGGTTGCCCGCCGGCGCGCCGAACACGAACGCGCTGACCTCGGGCGTCCCGGGCACGATCTACGGCTTCCCGTACCGCGTCGGCAAGTACGTCCCGATCGCGACTGCCGACAACAACGTCTTCGCCATCTTCGGCAACTTCGAGTACTACGAGATCTTCGACCGCGTCGGCGTGACCGCGCTCATGGATCCGTACTCGCTCCAGGCGAACCTCCAGACCCGGCTCAACGTGTATCAGCGCCTCGACGCGAAGATCACGCTCCCCGAGGCGTTCGCCTACATCCGCGGCTGATCCATCTCCACTCCCCGGACCTCGCGCGGGAAACCGCGCAAGGTCTTTTCAATGAGCGTTCCGCTATCAACGATCAAGTCGGCGCTGAAGATCGACTACGCCGACGATGACACGACGCTCCTCCTCTACCGCGAGGCGGCCGAGGAGCTAGTGCAGCGCGAGACCGGCCTGTACCTCACGCCGGGCGTGCGCCAGCTGTACCTCGCCCGCTGGGAGGACACGGCCGTGCCGATGCTGCCGTTCACGTCGGTGACGAAGGTCGAGTACCAGAACACGGGCAACGTCAACACGCTCGTCCCTGCCGGCGACTACTGGCTCGACCGTTCCGACGGCCCTGCCCCGGTGCTCAGGTTCCTCGAGCAGCCGTCGCTTTACGACGGCACGAACATCACCGTCTCGGTCGACTGCGGGTACGCGCAGCTGCCGAACGCGCTGGTGCACTGCATCATCGCGCTCGTCGGCGGGTGGTACAACAATCCCGAGGCGTTCCAGCCGGTCGGGCTGTCGGCCGTGCCCATGTCGGTCGACTACATCCTCGCGAGCTACAGGGCGAGGAGCTACCTCCGATGATCTCGGCGGGGCTGCTCCGCTCCCGCGCCGTGCGCCTGGTCGCGAGCACCGCCCAGGACGTGCTCGGGCTCCGCACGGATTCGTTCACGCCGGGCGCGGCGTTCTACTGCGACGTCCGCAACCCGAGCGCGCAGGAATCGAACTACGCCGACGGCGTCGCCGTGCGGCGGCAGTTCCAGCTGCGGGCGCGGTGGACCGCGGTCTCTAACGCAGGGCTCACCGAGGTGGACCGCGTGCGCGTGGAGGGCCGCGACCTCAAGGTGCAGTCGATCATCAACCTGGACAACGCCGACCGCGTCGCCGTCATCGAGTGCGAGGAGGTCGCCTGATGCCGAGCTTCGAGCAGGCCACCCGCACGATGCTGATCGCCGGCACGACCCTGTCGGGCAACCCGGTGCCGGTGCCCGATTCTCGCGTCACGCACGGATACCGGCTCCAGACCACGATCCTGCCGGCCGTCACCTATTCGGTCGATTCCCGCCAGGACG